AGGCATGGCTTATGTTTTTTGTGTGGTGAGTCTTACGATTTATTAAACTGATCCGAAATTGAACCCTGCCTGAGCAGTCGTCGAGGCTATACGAACAACGCCAGTGCGCTTGTACGAAAAGAAGGTCTCAAATCTGTCAGGGTTGGTTGTGGAAATATTTACAATAATGCTGTCCTTCATAAAGTCAGCGTCAGCAATTAATGCACGCGACACAAGATCATCGGCGTAAGCTGACACGAGAGATTTCCACATTTTCGGCTTGATCACATTCTGAGCGCTCACGATGTCCTCGTCGTTGCTTATGGAGTGACCAACAACATTGGCCTGCTCGAGCAAGTAATATCCGAAACGAACATTAAAATCAAGCATCAAGTTGCGAACGTAACGGAACTGCGGAGGCAATTCTCCCTCGGGGTGGTATGTAGTAACGAAGTCGCACATCTTGTAACGACCGCCGGACAACTGAACCGTTGAATTTCCTTTTTTCACATAGATGTCGCGGTTCAAGTATTCCGCCATTGTTCCAATGTCGGTCGGCGTTGGCATGTCGGGATAAAACTGATCGCCAATATCCAAGTTTGGTGTGTCCTGCGCCAATCGAGCTTGTAACACGGCCACGTTTGCGGCTGCCTCCATTGGCAATCCTTTTGACAACGGAGCCGGGCAAATTGCGATGGTCACATCGTTCAACCTTGCATCCGTAAATGCAGAGTTTTCATCAGCAACGGAGCCTGTCAAGGCCACAAACGGCTTCATCACAATAGCTGCAAATCTTCCTGTCGGATTAACCGGGTCAGGAATTCCGTTAAACGTCTGAAGCTCGTTGCAAATAGATGAATTGGTTCCGTATGAATTTACAACCAGAGTGTTCCAATCTTCTCCAAATAAATTCAACGCGGTGGTCACCGTCGGTGAGCCTGCGCCTGCTTGCTCGGTGTTGATAACGTAAGAAATTCCAAGGTCGTTGCCGTTGGTGTCAACCTCAACTTGTATACCATTTGCAGTCAAGCCAGCCCACTTCGATGTCAACAATGCCTCGTATGTGTCTGATGTTGCCGATACCGGAGAACCAAGAACGCCGTTTATTGCGTCTTCAATTTTCTGCGTGATATCGTCGGTGGTATCGCCTTCAAGAATGGTGATTGCGTATGATTGACCGTCCAATGAATCACGTCCGGCAATTTTTATAAAATGAGTTCCAGCCTCGGTGGCTGTGCCTGATGGCGTAATTGAAACAATTTTTTCTGTTGCTCCACCTGCTTCCGCTTGCGGGTAAATGATAACCGGAATGCCTCCAATTCCAACGCGGCCAATTGGGCGCAGAATTCGAGCAATGTGGTAAATTGGTGAGCCGTAACCGTAACGAGCGCCAGCAGCATTTGCTGTGGTTAACTCCCACGGTGTTAAATCAAGAGAACCTTGGTTGGCTGCATTTGCCTCTGCTAATACCGCAACGCGTTGCGGCAGATTTGGTGTTGAGGAAGAAAAATCTCCCTTTGTTATCTTATAGCCAACAACTTGACTAATTAATTCAGAACCGACTGCGTTCGAGGCCATGGGTAAAATTTTCTTCAAAACTAATCTGAAAAAAAAACTCTCGCGCAAGCGTGTCCCGTTTCGCGGGAAAAAATTTTTATTTTGCTGCCGTTTTTGGAATCATCATATCCGCAAATTGTGACCAGTCCATGATCGGCTTAATGTTCGCAGCCCGGCAGGTCATAAACACAAGGATGTCTTTCAATGCCATCGCGTAAACATGCACGTCATAAAAGTGATTCTGACTCGTTGATGTTTTTTTCTGCCACCTCATCCCGACATAATTGCCATCGGTGTCGCTTTTGCTGATGCGCTCCTCAGCTTCGAAGTGCGCAAAGTAATTCCGATAACCGTACTTTCCGCCGGATGGCTCAGGAAAGTTCATAAATCCTGCCGGCTGCTGGCTGTCGTTTCCTTGGTCCCATTTCATTTTTATTCGGTCAGCCATCGTGTCCTTAAGAAAATTTACCTCAACCAGAAACAATCCTTGCCGCTCCTTGCCCAGATGAAACGTCGGCGTATCGCGTCCAATCTTGGAGAAAATATTCACGTCCTTTCCCTTCAATTTCACAACGATGCCTTTCAATGAATCCACCCCCTCGTATGCGTGTCCGTTAAATGTAAACGAGGTATCTACGCCAGTGATTGCAACCTTGAGCTTGCGCCCGGTATCGGCCACCCATACCTGATCAATAATTTTGTTCAGTTCCTTCCACACGCTTCGCTCCGTGCCGAGCTGATAAGACCATGGCTCACGATCCTGTTTATGCTTAATCGTATTTTCACGAGGCACAAATGTTCCAATGCTGCCTTGAAAAACAGAATAGGAACTTCCCGATTCGCTCCATGCGCAGACTTCGTAATCCAAACGAGCATCGTCAACCTTTCCATTCAAGTCGCATGACAAGGTCAAGATCACAATTTTGCCGTTGCCATCCTTGATCGACATCGACTCCGGGATTGTGCCAACGGGATAATTTCGAATGTTAAGTTGCAATTCCTTGGCGGAGGTGGTGGTGGTTTTTTCCTCCCACGGCAAGCCAAGCACAAGATTTGTGAACGTCTGCATTTTTTTTAGACGAACATCCCCTCCCGGAGGCGCAGCTTCCAAGTATTGGCGAACATATTTTTCCCAGTCATCCATTCCAACGGGGGCATACAGCGACGACAGGTGGTAGGAATACCAGCCCGGTTGCTTTGGCTTCTCCGTTGCTCGCCATTCTCCCAATGACAGCATCTCCATTTTGTGCCGATCGGTAAAAACATCAAGGCACGACTGACACCGGTAGCCCACAGACTCAGGAATCAGCTCATTTTTGTCGTCAAGTTCCCAAGTTATTCCCGCCACTTCGCCATCAGCTACTGGGATGCTCCACTCCAAAGAAATTAATTCGCCACAACATGGGCAGGGCACAAAATATTTTCTTTGGTCCCCCATCAAATAAACTTCGTTGATGTTGGAATTATTTTTTATCTCCGGCGTGGATATGTAGTACAATTTTTTTTTCAAGGCATAGGCCGCGAATCGCTGTTCAATCATTTCTCGCGTCGTTCCTGACTCCCTTGTTGATTGCTTAGCCGCTTCGTAGTCATCGATGAATCCATAACGCACCGAACGCTGGCGAAGCAGTTTGTGATTGCCTGCCGACCCGGCAACAAGCGAGCCGCCCGGAAATTCCTTGCTCTTGTTTGTGTCCCCTGTTCGGGAATTTTTTTTTCGCAGGACATTGGGCCGAATCAAGGGACGAAGCCCGCAAGAATCAATCATCTGGTCAATTTTTCCGCTCATTGCCTCCTCTGCGAGGTCTGAATGCCCCGTTAAAAACAAAATATTGCCGGGGTTTTGACTGATTATCCAACCAATTCCAGCCTCAATGACACCGGTGGAGGCGCCTATCTGTGCGCCTTTCATAAAAACTAACGTGTGAGCCGGGCTGTCCTGCGATAAATGATTCACAATCTCGCGCAAATATGGGGTTCTTTCATAGCTAAATTGACCCGGATACGAAGAAACATCCTTGGTCATCACTCGATTTTTCTCCGTCCACTCACTTGGTGAAATATTTCCAAGCGAAATTCTGCCCGAATCAAGGATGTCATCGAGCTGTCCAAGCAAGTCGCCCTCCTCGTCGGTGCTAAACATATCGATTTGTTTGCCGGCTTTTTTAGTCATGCTCGCCCACCCCCCTGAGCATTCGATATTCCTCCACAATCGCGTGGAGCGATTTCTTGGATTCCTTCAACGAGTTCTCAATGCCCTGATTAATTTTCAAAACCAATTTGCCTCGCATTTTTGCAAGTTGCTCACGGGTCAACCCCGCTTCCTTCGATATTTCCATGAGAAAATTGTCGGCCTCATCGTGGAATGCCGACATAATTGACTTGGAATGCTGGACAAACAACGTGCGCACCAGCTCCGTGGGAACCAATTCGCCCAATTTTTTTTGGTGGTCAAGTTTTTTTAACTTGATTTCGATGACTTTTTTCTCGATGTCGAGCTGATCCTTCTGCATTGCCATTTGACTCATGGCGGTGTAACCTTCCGGAATGGTGGGCGACTCGATTCTTGGAGGCGCCGGAGGAGGTTTTGGCGCTGGCTTTTCAATTCCTTCAGGCTTTTTGCCCTCTTTCTTTTCCGGAAGTCGTCGAATTTTAATGGGCGCAGAAGCCGCTGTTTTTTCTTCCGGGATAGGTTCTCCTTTTGCTGACAAGATTGCTCGCCTGCGTTCAAGGAATGTCACGTTCTCAACGATGTTTGTGTCCACGAACTCACCGCTCATCACGACTTTTCCTCTGGCAATGTAAACGCTTAACTCGTTGGATTTTTGAAATCCGCACAATTTTGAAAACTCGGTTTTGCTATAAAATGGCATAGGCAACAGGCTCAAAGCCTTTGTTGGTGGGTGTTGCAAAAATTTGTTGCCTCAAAGATAAAATTAATTTTTTGGAATCCGAACAAACGAGGCAACAGAAATCGAAATTTGGGGGGCCACCCCCTCTTTCGCGGCTTCGCATCCATTGCGCGGCGAGTAGGAACCCGTGGAGTACCTTTCATAGGGGGGTGTGCTGCCCTGTATGATGTATTTCGTTGCGCGTGTGCTTCGATTGCATGTCGAGTGGTATCTATATACCACCTTTGATGAGTTTGTTCGTCCTACGCAATATTTTTGCGTTTCTTATATCTCCTCGCTCGCAAAAAACCTACTTTCCGCGCTGGATGCGGGCGGTACATTTTGCGGTACACTTAACTATTTGACAATCAAACTATCCAAAAAAATGTCCCGCGATGTACCGCGATGTACCGCGTTCAAGCGGTACATTTAAACCCCCTGTGTTTACGGTGCTTACACGCGGTTTATTATTATTATTTTTAAGAAAAATATAAAATAATAACCCTCATACGCGCATACGCATACGCGTGTGTATGTGTGTACGCATATGTG